ATGGTCCGCGTCGAGATGTTGATAGATGCACTATGAGACTTGGCGAAAGTTGGACAATAGCAGTTCCTATGGGTGATGGTAGTAAGATTAGAGGATTAAGAGCACACATTATCATCGCAGACGAGTTCGCATCAATAAGTCCGGACATTTACGAAACAGTAGTTTCGGGTTTCGCAGCCGTTAGTGCTAATCCTATTCAAAATGTTAAAGAAGAAGCTAAAAAAGCTGCTATGCTAGAAGTTGGTTTATGGAATGATGAATTAGAAGCAGTTCAAATTAAAAAAGGTAATCAGGCTATTATTGCTGGAACAGCAGACTATAGTTTTAAGCATTTTGCATCTTACTGGAAAAGATATAAGGCTATTATTAATAGTCGTGGAGATAAGCATACTTTAGAAGAAATTTTTAAAGGAGAAGTGCCAGATAGTTTTAATTGGAAAGACTATAGTATTATTCGTGTTCCGTATGAATTAATTCCAAAAGGCTTTATGGATGATAAGCAGGTTAGTAGGGCTAAGGCTACTATTCATACTGGCATATATAATATGGAATATGCAGCATGTTTTACAGAAGATAGTGATGGATTTTTTAGAAGATCATTGATAGAAAGTTGCGTAACTAATGAGTCTAATCCAATAGTTATTAATGGTAATAATATATTGTTTGATGTTAGTACAAAAGGTAATCCTGATCTTCAATATATATATGGCATAGATCCTGCTAGTGAAAAAGATAATTTTACAATTGTAGTTTTAGAATTACATAAAGATCATAGTCGTATAGTTTATGGGTGGAGTACAAATAGAAATAATTTTAAAGATCGTCAAAAAACTGGACTAGTTAATGAGTACGATTTTTATAGTTTTTGTGCTAGGAAAATTAGAAATTTAATGAAAATCTTTCCTTGCTCTCGTATAGGTCTGGATGCCCAGGGCGGTGGAGTGGCTATAGAAGAGGCACTACATGATCCTGGTAAACTAGAAGAAGGAGAAAATTTAATATGGCCAGTAATAGATATAGACAAACCAAAAGATACTGATGATCAATCCGGATTGCATATTCTGGAATTAGTACAATTTGCAAGAGCAGATTGGACAGCTCAAGCTAATCATGGGCTTAGAAAAGATTTAGAAGATAAAATATTATTATTTCCGAGATTTGATCAAGTAACTTTAGCACTAGCTCTCGATAGAGAAAATAGGGATATTATGACCGCTGATTTAAATAATCTATACGATAGCGAAAGTGAATGTGTTTTAGAGATCGAAGAGCTTAAAAATGAATTAACAACTATAGTAATGACTCAAACTAGTACCGGACCTAATGCCAGAGACAGATGGGATACTCCAGAAATTAAATTACCTAATGGAAAAAAGGGCAAATTAAGAAAAGATAGATATAGTGCTTTATTAATAGCAAATATGTTGGCTAGACAAATTAGTAGAACACTACAGCCAATAAATTTTGATGTTATTGGTAATAATTTAGCAGAAGTAAAGAAAACAGACGGTCAAATGTATAAGGGTCCAAACTGGTTTACAGAAAATGCTAATGCTAATATATATGGTGGAATTTATCGTTAATGTGTATCTATTCTTAATAGTATTACCAATTCTTTTACAATACAATTACTTTTATGGCCAAAAACAAATATCCCAATAGTAACAATATTCCAGTAGCCCCAAATATCATTCCAGAAAACGCATACGTGACATGGGATGAAAATGATATAGCGGGCAAGCAAAAGGCTCTTGACGAATCTTCTAAAAGCCTAGAAGAATACGGCCTATTCACTAATAAAACTACTGCTGCTACTAGTCGTTTCCGTAATTTTATGAATCTTGATGGTCAAACGTCCGGCCGTCCTGGACTTACAAAAAGTGACTATGATTATTTCAGGCCGGATGAAGCTATCCCAACAGAGATCAAAGCTATTTTTGCTATGGCTGATCAAATCTATAATCGTGTTGGCTTAGTGAAAAATGTTATTGATCTTATGGGTGATTTTGCGAGTCAGGGGATAAGACTGGTTCACCCAAATAAACGTATAGAAAGATTTTATAAAAATTGGTTCGAAAAAATCAAGGGAGAAGAAAGAAGCGAAAGATTCCTTAATCATTTATATCGGGTTGGTAATGTTGTTATTAATAGACAAACAGCAAAAATTAGTCTTAAAGTTGCTGAAAATATGTATAAGGCAAAAGCTTCTCCAGACATGCTTATTATGAATGATGAGCTACAAGTTGAAAAAAGAGAAATTCCTTGGAAATATACTTTTATTGATCCTAGGGTTGTAGATATTGCCGGAGCTTCGTTAGCATCGTTTGTAGGTAAAAAAAATTATTATATTACTATTCCAGCTTCATTACGTAAAATTATTAATAACCCAAAAAATGAAGCAGAAAAAGCCATAGTTGATCAACTACCAGCGCCAATTGTTGAAGCAGCTAAAAGTAAAAAATCTTATTTATTAGATCCGGATAAAACACTGGTATTTCATTATAAGAAAGATGACTGGAAAACTTGGGCTTTTCCGATGATATATAGTATTATGGATGATATTAGTTTAGTAGAAAAACTTAAACTAGCAGATTTAGCAGCTCTTGATGGTGCGATAAGTAATATTCGTATTTTCAAATTAGGTAGTCTAGAACATAAAATTGCTCCAACACAAGCTGCGGCCAGTAAACTTAGTAGTATATTACAAGCTAATGTTGGTGGTGGCACAATGGATCTTGTTTGGGGTCCAGATATTGAATTAATTGAAAGTAAAACAAGTGTTCATCAATTTTTAGGTGAAGGTAAATATATTCCACATTTAAATAGTATTTATGCTGGTTTGGGCATTCCTCCTACCCTTACCGGTACATTTGGTGCAGCTGGCACAACTAATAATTTTATTAGTCTAAAAACTCTAACCCAAAGACTACAATATGGTCGTAAAGTATTAATGAGTTTTTGGAAACAAGAAATTACTATAGTTCAAAAAGCTATGGGTTTTAGACTTCCAGCAAAAATTGAATTTGATAGAATGGATCTTAGTAATGAAGATGCCGAGAAAGCACTACTTGTACAGCTTGTAGATAGAAATCTTATTAGTGACGAAATGTTACAGAAAGCATTTGGTCTTGATCCGGATCTTGAAAAGAGTAGACTCAATAGAGAAACTAGAGAGAGAGAAAATGATAGAATGATACAAAAGGCTGGTCCATTTTATGATGGTGGTACTTTTGATAATAGTATGAAAAAAATGGCTATGCAACTTGGTCTTGCTACTCCAAGTCAAGTAGGATTGGAACTAGAACCAAAGAAAAAAGGAGAGATGAATGCTGTTGAAGTCAAGTCGGCATTTGCTATTCCAAAATTACCAATTGGCGATAGTCCAGTGTCTAGCAATCCAAATCTTAAAGGCCAACCTCAACAAGGTCGCCCTAAAAACTCCAAAGATAGTAAAAAACGCAAGACTAAAGATTTTGCTCCTCAAACTGGAGCGTCTTTATATTTATGGGCAATTGAATCTCAAGATAAAATATCAGAAATTATGAATCCACAATTTTTAGAATTTTATAATAAAAAAAATATGCGAAGCTTATCAAAAACTGAATATGAAGAAGCCGAAGCTACAAAAACTAAAATCTTTTTATCATTAGATCCATTATCATCAATTACAGAAGAAGTAGTTTTAGCAAAACTCAATACTATTAATAGTATTGATAATAATATAAAAACCACTAAATATAATAAATTAATAAAAGCTATTAGTAATGATATTAATAGGTCCCCAACAGCAGATGAACTTAAGTATACCAAAGCCTATTTTTATCAAACGGTGTATTTAAACCAGGAAGATACTATAAATTGAGGTCAAATTATGCAAATATTTGAAAATGAAAAAAACGATAATTTAACCGAACTTCTTTCTGCTCAATCCTCAATAGTATATGCCTCTTTATTAGAAAAATCTGATAGTGAAATTTCACACAAAAAGGCTCGCAAAGAGAATAAAGCCCTAGCCGGTATTGAGGATACAGATTTGTATTATACCCAATCAATTTTAGTAACAACCTCATGGAATAAAAATGACGATATTTTCGATGCTAAAGAAGTTTGGCTAGCCAGAGCAACTCCTATGCATAAACCAACTAATCTTGAACACGATGAAAAGACCATAGTTGGTCATATTACTTCTAATTGGCCGATTGATATTAATGGCGAATTAATCAATGAATCACTCGAATTAAATGAATTACCAGAAAAATTTCATATTTTAACAGGATCAGTAATATATAAAGGATTTACTGAACCAGAATTACGAGCCAGGGCAGATAATCTTATAGAAGAAATAGAAGCTGGTGAAAAATATGTTAGTATGGAATGTTTTTTTAAGAATTTTGATTATGGATTAATTGATAAAAGCACTGGTAGTTATCATATATTACCGCGTAATGAGGAAACATCGTTTTTAACAAAGCACCTAAGAGCATACGGTGGACAAGGAGAGCATGAAAACTATAAAATAGGAAGAGTATTACGTAATATAACATTCTCTGGAAAAGGCTTTGTTAACAGGCCGGCTAATCCAGAAAGCATTATTTTTACTAAAGAAAATCTCAAAGAAACACAAGAATCATTGGATATGCTTAAAAATTTAAACGAAAAAAATGACGATTCTCAAAAAGAAGGTGTATTTTCAAATCAAGCCAATTTAAAGGAGACCAATATGAGTGTTGAATCCACAGTCGCAACAGAAGAAGTAACCACAATAACCGAACCAGAAGTTACAACAACTGTTGTTGAAACACAAGAGGCCGAAGCAGCTAAAAAAATGAAAGAAGAAATGAATAAGAAAGAAGAAGAGATGAAAAAAATGAAAGCTGCCTTAGAGGCTACACAATCCGAACTACAAGCCGCTAATGAGACTTTAGCCGCATATAAAATGAAAGAAGAAGAGATGGCCAA